ATTCAAATTGTTTAATTACTATTTGCAGGCCATTGAAACCGAAGTATCTGTAAAAAAATTGCAGCAAGTACAACGGTTATTACAAAACTATAATAGTTGCATCATACTCTATACATATGACTCAATTTTATTTGATGTAGACTATGCAGAAGCCAAAGAATTATTACCTCAGCTTAAAAACATGTTAGAACAAGGCGGATTACCAGTTAAATGTAAAGTTGGCGATATTTATGATAAAATGAAAACTATTTCGTTATGACAATCGATTCAATACTTACAGAATGGAGATACCGATTACCTGCAGGGTATCCTAAAACAGATTCCGATTATCATGTTTTATATGACATTATTTTAGAAATGACTACATTAACTCCGTTAGAAGCACAACATATTGTAAATAAGGCTCAAGGCATTACAAAAGACATAATTACTGAGGAATTAGAATCAATTGAAATTTCATCAATTTACAGCGATCGCGTCTATCGAATTGCAACGCCAACTTCAATTATAATTTATGCAATACAACCATTCGATGATCATGATTTTGATATCAACGATGCAGCTACTGGAAAATTAGATTCCAAATTAATATCAACGGATAAATTTATATCAACAATTAATTTAAATGCATTATACAATCAATATAAATTTAATACTAATTTTAAATTAATAAAAACAAGTAGCATTAAAGGATCAAATATTGTAAAAACATTGTCAGTATCTACATCGTTTGATGATGCACAATCATTTGAACAATACATTATAAATAAATTCAGTGTAGAAGGTCAACAAATTATTGGTCTACGCGGAATGTACGATGCCATTATGTCTGATGCAAATTCAAATGAGCTTATTGAACTTATTACTGGGCCAATCAAATTGCGATTAGCTACCGGAGTAGTTCCGATACGAGGTATTCATGAAATATTGTATACTATTATTAAAGATACAATTAAAATACCAAATGGCGATGAATCCGAACTTTGGTTTGCTATTGCATATGGCGGAGTAGTAAAAGGAGCTGTAGCTGGCGAATCAGGAATTGAAGCAGATATAGAAGTTGGTGACCAAACTATTTCACTTAAAAATTACGAAAAAGCTACATTTGATTTTGGTTCATTGCCGGTTGATGGTATTCAACTTTTAAATGGATTTTTAGAAATGTCCAAACTGCTTACAGGCACGGATATCAATAAATCAAAAGGCCGCGATAACATCAATCAAGTTTTAAATTTTTTAGATAATGAAAAAGTTGAATCAGATATTCGACGTATTATAAAATTGGGTACAGAAACAGATATTCCCATGTTTCAAAACATTGCAAAAAAATTGCAATCTTTTTATGAGTTGGATGATAATTTAGACACAATGATTCATGCATTTTGTAATATTGTAGACAACATGATTTCACAAAAAATTCGCAGTGTCGGGTGGTGGGGCATGATTATTAAATCAAATAAAACGTTATTCCTAGAATCATCAGAAGAATTAGAACCCATATTGATGTGTCGCAATGATCGATTATCTCCGGCAATTGCAAACTTTCATCAAAACAAATTGTTTGTAATAGGCAGTCAATTGAATACTAAAGTAACAACAAAATCACAGGACTAATGCATTGAAAACACAATTGCTTTGCACATTTGCACATCGATCAGATTTAAACATTGTAATCGAATACATACAACAAAATTACACGATACCAGAACGCAGAATATTTGTATTTTCCAATGCCGAAGCAACGGATAATTTGTATTGTACATACAATGCAGACGCCGGTACGCAGCGCGGACAGAACACGATAAGCATTCATCGCAAAAAAGAAACCAATACCTTGTATACAGTTAACGCACTTAATGAAGTTATCAAAACGGTAAATAACGGTGTTTTAGACAAAACATATCGATTAGATTGGAGCAAATATCAAAACGCATTCATACTTACGGATGATGAAGGATATCGTGTTATTGATTTAATCTTCTACAAGAAATTTTCTTGGCGTTGATATTTATTTATATAAAGAATTTTAACAATTTACTTTGAATTAACACATTAATTAATTATAATTTAATTAATATTTTTATTTATTAACCACTTAAAGAAAAGGAATTAAACAATGGCCTTGAATTTAGACGCTATCAAAGCGAAACTCAATCAGTTAAACAAATCTGATGACAAAAAACAAAATTTGTGGAAACCCGAATCAGGAAAAACGCGAGTAAGAATTGTTCCTTACATTCATCGCAAAGAGAATCCATTTCTAGAATTGTATTTTCATTATGACATCGGAAAACGTTCCATGTTATCTCCAATTACATTTGGTAATGCAGATCCAATTGTTGAATTTGCTGAAAAATTAAAGAAAACAGGAGATAAAGAAGATTGGCTAATGGGTCGTAAAATTGAACCTAAAATGCGTACTTATGTTCCCGTTATCGTTCGAGGCAAAGAATCAGAAGGTGTTAAATTTTGGGGCTTTGGCAAAACAATTTATACGGAATTGCTTTCAATAATTTCCGATCCAGATTATGGTGACATTACGGATTTAATGAATGGCCGAGACATCGATGTAGAATTTACTCCAGCAGAAGGCGGTGCATATCCTAAAACGGCAATTCGCGTTAAACCAAATACGCAACCAGCAACAGAAGACAAAGAAATTGCACAAAAAATCATGAATCAGCCCGAGATTACCGATTTATTTCCGGAACCAACATACGAAGAACTTGAAGCGGCATTGGCAGAATGGATGAATCCAGAAAATGCAGATTCAGATGTTGATTCAGAAGATGATGAAGAAGAAACACCAGCACCAGCAAAAACTTCTAAACCTGCCGCTACTAAAAAAATTGATGATGTTGCATCTGCATTTGATGACTTATTCAACAATTAATTAAAGGTATGTAATGGCAAAAAGTAAAAGTAAACTGGAAATTGAAGATGCATTGGCATCAACATTAGCAGATAGCATCAACAAGCAATTTAAAGGTCAAAATCTTAAAACGGCATTCTTTTTAGATGGCGATGAAGATGCTCCAAGCAATGTATCAGAATGGGTGTCATCTGGTTGTTCGATGCTTGATTTGGCAATTTCAAATCGAGCACATGTAGGCTTTCCGGTTGGGCGAATTACTGAAATTACTGGATTAGAAGCTTCTGGTAAATCGTTATTGGCAGCACATACATTGGCAGAAACACAAAAGAAAGGTGGTTTAGCAGTATACATTGATACGGAATCTGCTACAAGTTCCGAGTTTCTTGCAGCCATTGGTGTTGATTTAAAAACAATGCTATACGTTCCATTGGAAACAATTGAAGAAATTTTTGAAACAATTGAAACAATTGTAGAAGGAGTTCGCAAATCAGACAAAGATCGTTTAGTTACAATTGTGGTGGATTCAATCATGGGTGCATCTACAAAAATTGAAATGTCAGCCGAATATGATAAGGATGGTTATGCAACAAGCAAATCAATCATTTTGTCAAAAGCAATGCGAAAAGTTACTAATTGGATTGCAAGAGAACGTATTTGTCTTATATTTACCAATCAGCTTCGTACCAAAATGGGTGTATCTTTTGGTGACCAATGGACAACTGCAGGCGGCAAGGCAATTCCATTTCATGCTTCGGTTAGATTGCGTTTAAAAAACACAGGAATGATTAAAGCTAAAATTGCTGGAGTAGAACAAGTAGTCGGAAGCAAAACAGAAGTGCAAGTAGTTAAAAATCGAATGGGGCCTCCACATCGCAAAGTCAATTATGAAATTTACTATGATTCCGGAATTGACAATTACGGCGGTTGGCTGAACATCATGAAAACATTTGATATTGTTAAACAATCAGGTGCTTGGTATACAATGGATGATGTAGATATAGAAACTGGAGAATCTCATGGCGAGTTCAAATTTCAAAGCAAAGATTTTGTGGAAAAGGTTATTTTAAACCCAGAAGCAAAAGAAAGGTTATATCAAAGAATATGCGATGCTTATATTTTCAAATATCAAGCTGGTGTTGATGGTGGAATTGATGATGTAATAGTCATAGATGAAACGTATGATGAAGAATAAGTATCAACAATTATTCAAAGAGTTACAACAAGAAAAAAGTTCTAGTCCGTCAAGCATCAATGATCATCTCATGGTGTTTGACGGCTTGAACACGTTTATTCGAAGCTTCGGAGCAACACCTGCATATAATGAAGATGGCGATCACATAGGAGGAATAACCGGATTTTTATATTCAGTTGGTAAAACCGTACGAGATTTTCGTCCAACGCGATGCATTATTGTTTTCGACGGCCGTGGTGGCTCTGCTCGAAGAAAACGAATCTATGGTGATTACAAAGCAAATAGGGCAAATAAAACTAAATTGCGACGGCATGATCATCATGAATCTACATTGGAACAAGAACAGGAATCAATGCGATATCAATTTAGTCGTTTGATTTCATATCTAGATAATTTGCCAGTAACATTTATTTCAATGGATGGTATTGAAGCAGATGATACAATTGCATATATTGCACAGATGTATGAAACGGAATGCAAAAAAATTACCATTGTATCTACGGATCGAGACTTTTATCAATTGGTTGATGAACGCATTCAAGTTTGGTCTCCACTCAAACAGAAAATGTACGATGTAAATGCAGTGCAAGAAGAATTTGGAGTTCATCCTGCTAACATGGTTATTTATAGATCATTCACAGGCGATGCTTCAGATAAC